ATCAAATAGTTGTAACATGACTCTGCCCCCTAGAATGCGTATCACCGTGGTCTAATGACACTAACACCTATCTTGAGCTCCTACGCTTTGAATACTTTCGCCATTGTGGCTGTAATGTCATTAATGATGCTTTTGGAATAATTTCCATTAAACATCATACTAACGTAATCTTCAACAATTAAACATGCCAATAGCACTTCTTCCCTTGAATGCCATTGCATTAAACTTCCCTGCTTGTCCAATTTGTTATCAAAATATAACAATGGATCAATTTTTGGATCTTTCTTTCTGTTCTGTGTCATATACTTCATTTGGTGCGCCCATAATAATATTGGAGCTGCCACGAAATGCGCAGCTATAGATAGCGATAGTAAATGCCCCGATATATTAACCTTATCACCTGCAGTAAAATTCAATGGTCCTGCGGGATGTGGTATTGAAAAATTTGAATTAACAATAAACGTAGCGTCCGATGATCCAATCAACGTGTACGCTGTGTTTAACACATTATTTGCGGCTAAATGCTTCGCAACCATATAAGACCTATATGCATAATATACTCGATGAGGCACGAAACACAAACTCCTAATTACTGTTGTGAAACATTTTACTAATGCTGATGGCGACGTTCTTATATCCTGAAGCATTAACTTACCCACCATCCACATTGGTATATACCATGAGAATATATCATTATAGGAAGAGTTCACGAAATAACCACATCCCGCGTAGTCCCCTCCACATAATGACACCATTTGTTCAACCGTTATTTCGATGAATCCCACAGATTGCATCTCCTCTGCAGTATATCCTCTATCAACCCATTTTTTGCCCGATGGATTCGAGAATGAGATTAGATCGTCCTTTATTTTAATACTACTATCTAACATTAATCCTATTTCCTTCATGAACTTAAGTCGTAACAGATTTGGAGCTCCGAATATTACTACCTTCTTCATTTTTGCATAATTATCAAGGCATTGCAAAACTCGTGATTTTGAGTTATTTGAATTTGATAATGAATATGATGCTATTAATGCCGTATCATTTGGTACATCATATTCAAGCGCATCCTTTGTGGTTGTTAATAATTGATGCATAAAAGCTTGCGTATATATCTGACTTGATTGTGACATTTTATTGAACTTATCTAAGTAAGCCTCAGTGTCACTACTTTTTATAGTAATAGATGACACTCCATGTTTGCTGAAAACTGCTCGCAATTCGCGAATGCTACCACCATACGGCTGCGGTAATAGAGCTAGCAGATACTTTACGGTAGTATCTTTGGTCCTATGCCACTTTACCGACGCTAGAATCATTTGGTCATCAGACGCACAAACACTCTCGAAATAACTTTGTTTTAAAAGTTGAAAATCTTCATACTCCGCCCGACCATCAATCCAGGAATCATCCATAACTACGAATCTTTCATTCCCAAATACTTTCTTAACGTATTTTGGAAATACACCAGGTGTTGTGAAATCATATGGAAGCCCTATTTGCGTAATGTCTGCGTTAGTTTTCTTCCTCATTATCTCAGCCCACTCTGGCGTATTTTTAGGATCAACACACAGCAGTTTCCATCCGTATAAATTTAACCCTTCTAAGTGAGTTGCTGGATACGAACCTATATATAGAACATTTCTTGATATAGATAAGAAAGTCATATCATGACATAATAGCTTAATTTGTGGATTATGCACCACATACTTTACCTTGTTTGGTTCATCTTTAAAGTCAAGTTTTGGAAGAATGAGCCTCCTAGGTCCCAATCCACCAGGTGATCTGACATGTAATTCTAAATATTTAACTTGCAATCCGTGCTTTAACCCAGTCCATACGTACGGTGGATTATATCCTACAACTGCGGCTTTCATTGATTTTCTATCAATTCCGGCAGCTTTCAACATATATGCCGCGAATGCTGTAATCGCTGATCTAGAGAACATTGAATAATCAATGGTGGCATACCATTTGGTTTTCAATAATCCTTTGTTTGTTAGTTCGAGTAATTCCGAAAATATAGTAGGTCCATAATATGCTATTCCGCATTTCGGAACGTTAAATAATGGAGCTAGGTCAAGCGTAGTATCCATAAAGTCTATCAAATTTGGATCTTCTCGTGATGTATCTCTGAAGTCAGCTACAGCTGCGCGGAAAGCCCACCCTATTGATTTTAACGTATTAAGCGTTAATTTAGTTGTGGGTATGGTGACAAATATAACAATTTGACATCCCATTAGCAGCTGAGTACCAACCGCTCTAAAAACAGAAAATAAATCATTAGTAATATTAGTACTATCGTGGAGGAAGTATACGATAGTTCCGCTTCCAGTTGACAATTTACTTGAGTATTTGACTGCAACATCCCGATGCGGTAAGCCAATAATAGCAATTGGCGACCTATGTCTACAGGCTTCAAATACATTTAGGATTACTCTTTTGTCTATAGTTTGAGAAAAATTTGGTATACAGTAAGCGTCATCGCCCATTTTTCGAATCACATCCAACTGATGCC